CCCAGGCTGGCACAGGCCGAACCTTGCGATGACACGTCCGAGCTTGGGTGAAGCGCAAACGTTGCGATACGCGTCAAAAGTGGGATACGACGAGCAAAACTCGGCGTTGTGATATTGAAGAAAATCGCCCACTTCCACCCCGAGTTCGTCGACAAACTCGTATTTGATGCCAATTTGGCCGCCGACGTAGTGTAGCTCGCGGGCGAAAGGGGATTGCCCGTCGACAACGGGACCGTCAAGGTCGACACAAGTCAACAACGCAGTCACTGCAATCGGGCAGTTGGACACACAATTCTTTTGAATGGTATCACAATCTCCCGATGCCACGTTGGCGTCGACCTTATAGTAAATGCCCATAGTAGTGTAGCCTTCACGGTCCAATCCCATCTCACAAAGCGCAACGACCAACTGGTCCGCGCCCAACTTCGCCCACAACTTGTTGCCTTTGCTCAACAACTGGCGGCGAGCGTGTGCATCCCAGCGGACGGCGTCGACGGAATATATACGGCGCCCATCGCACACCAGCAGGTCGTCTCCGGTAACCATGACGACCTTATGACCTGCGTGTGCGTGCGCCATAAACTTGGCAAAGCTCTCCGACTTGGTACGCCCAATGCCAAATATGACATACACATCGCGAAACTGGCGCGTCCCATCGCCCACCTCCGCCATGACTTGCGCCAAAGACGCGAACCATGGCCCGCCGGCGACGAGCACAACGGGTTTGGACTGTTGTATCCCACGCGGATCCTTGTCGCGTGCAGTTTGTTCGGATTTCAACATGAGCGACTTGCGCAGGTTGGTGTACGCCTTCTCCTTGCGCGCGCGCTGACAACGCATCATGTACGGGACGACATTCCATGCGTCGGCATGCAAATCCGACAACGCCTGCGCCAATGTGGCGCGTCGTGATGGCTTAAACATCTTAAGCCAATCGTTCACTTCGAGCGAATCCACTTCAACGCCGGCGAAGACGTTGGCCATTATCTGATCGTATATGGGTTCGAAAACCCTGTCGAAGTACTCCTGATTCACTGCAGGCACCTCCATCGTAACGCGATTCTTGATACAGCGCAACTCGTTGTCCAACGTCCATGCGACGGAATTCATGACGGGATAACAATCGTTCGCGGGCAACGGCCCGATCACCATGAGTGGCTTCGCCTTAGGCATCTGTGACATGCGCTCTGGCGGCATAACAACCACGGCGTCCTCACGCTGCGGTTTGGGGGCCCAAGATGCCTCGAATGAATCAAAGCACTGCCCTGCGATCCAATTCCCGGCGCGCAACACCGGGAGCATCCCCATGCCCAACGTGTAGATCATCTTACAAAATTCGGTGTCGAGGAAACGCGCACGGGCTTGGGCATACACGGGCAATGTGAAAAGATTCCATATGGTGTGCACCAAGAGCCGCTCATTGCGCTTCAAATCGGACACTGCGATGTGCATCAAGAAGGGCGCAAACGATCGCACGGTGTTCCAAACGCGATCGGTCTTCATGACGCCCCAAATGAACGCCAACTTGCCGCCTAGCTCGATACCGGCGAATGCCCAATGACCCGGGTGCCATGTCAACTTGGGCATGTCGCGGTCGCGGGGCCACTGTGTGGGCCGCTTTACCAAAGCCGCCAGCCACCGATACGCAAAATCCATGCGCTCTTTGAGCCACTCCTCGACATAAACGTGCAAACATTGCATCGCCCAAACCGACCCCCGCCCTCACACTTCCCTCGACACTATCATTCATCGTCAACGCAATCATCAACGCTTGCGCAGTGTCAGGGCAGACGCAATGCAATGCCAAACGCCACAGCGCCCAACCAGCTCTGCGATTAATGTCCGACTGGTTCATGACGCGGCATGCGGGCGGCTGCATCAGGGCCATCGCCATCGATCCCGCCAAATACATGTAATCGATCGCGGCGGCGGGGTTCACGTATTGCACTACCGCCTCACGCACCACTGAAGCCAACGCGCGCGCCTGCGGTATAACCGTGGCTGCCACGGCCGACCCCTCACCGACGACGGTAGTCACACTGTCCACACCTGCCTCGCCAATCAAAACGCGCGCACCACCCCTAAGGGTTTCATTGGCGCCGGCGAGTACCACCCCGACCATGCCCGCCCTACGGAAAAG